GTACTCAATGGCAGTGATAGGTGCCGGACTTGTGGTCCCAATGGCACCCTTGTTTATCAGTCCCGCCCGAGTGGGCGAAGGCGGAAGCAGCGAAAACAGCAAAGGCGACAGCGACAAAAATCTTCTTCATGTTCTCCCCCTCTAAATGAACTTGCAAAATTTTGCGCGTTCAATAATACTACGCATGCTGCTGGGATTCCAGTAGCCGGGTTTGACAGCCCGGAATCGAGGCGCACAAGCCGCCTACGCGGCTTTTTCTTTGTGCGCAGCATGGCAAGCCTTATCATGTTTATGGGCGGGCCGTGCGGGGAGCCTTCGGGCTCGCCGGTTCCTCGATCCGGTCTGTCAACCCGCACGGTTCCGCCCACCCTCGGTTGACAGCGGGGATGAGCGGAAGAAATTGAACCGCTATCGAGGAGTCACCGCATGACTAGCACCGCCCTTGTTTTCCAATCCACAACCTTCAACGTAATCGACCGCGCCGGCCGCCCTTGGTTAAGGGGGCGGCAAATTGCCGATGCCCTTGGCTACAAGCGCGCCCGCGACCTGAACGACCTCTACACCCGCAACGCCGAGGAATTCACCGACAGCATGTCCGCTGTGTTGAAGCTGCCCTCGGCGGGTGGATTGCAGAGCACCCGCATCTTCTCCCTGCGTGGCGCGCACCTGTTGGCGATGTTCGCCAGCACGTCAAGGGCGCAAGCCTTCCGCCGCTGGGTGCTCGACATCCTCGACCGCGAAACCGCCGTCCCGCCAGCGCCGACTTTTGAAGCCCAAACCGCATTGACCCCGGACGAGTACCGAGAACTGCTCGAAAAGCGCGGCAAGATCATCGTCGACCGCAAGGACTACGAGCACTGGCAGGTTTCTACCGAGTTTGGCGCCGACCCCTACCGGCCTTATCGGGATGCCGCCGAGTGGGTGGTCAAGCTGGGCGCCAAGCACGGGCGCGGTGCGGCCGTCGCCATGCTGGCGCAATTTGACGCAAACCACCTGTACCGGGTGCCGGTGCATCGCGTTCCTGAACTGGTGGCCGCCTGCAAACGCGCCCTTGGCGAGGAGCAACCCGCACCCGCCGCCCCGGCACTGACCCAGCAGCAGGCCGAGGAAATCACCCAGCGCCTGGACAGTCTCGCCCGGCTGTTCCATCCGCACAGCCAGCCATTCGCCGACGTGATGGGTATTTCCCGTGCCCTGCACGGCCTCGACCCCAAGCTCGGCGCGCGGGCGCCTGCCTTCGTGCCCCTGCTGACAAAGGACGCGCCTGTTCCCGAAACGCCCCTGCGCCAGCAGGTCGTGCAAACCTTGCGGGCGGAATACTCGCACGGCGATTACAAGGCACTGGCCCGCGACCTCGGGATCCACGAGTCCTCGGCCAAGAAGATCGTCGGCCGCTTGAAGCTGGGGGCGAGCACATGAGCCCCATCGACCAACTGATTGAGTTTGTGAGCCGCTTCCCGCCCGACGCCCCGGCCTCGCTGTTTTTCGGCGCCACCATCTGCGCGGGCAACATCGCCATCCGCGTGGAGTGCGCGTAACGCTCAAGGGCGGCGATACCGTTCCAACAATTCCCGGCGTGGTGCCCGTAGTGGCCTGCGCCGGGGTTACGGTTCGCGCATCGTCCTCGGGGTTACGCTATGGGTTTCAATCCGTCACAAATGGCCTTTGCCAGTGCCGCCTTGCAAACGGGCGGCATGATTACGTCCGCCATCGGCAGCTATAACAGCGCCCAAATCTCGAAGATCAACCTCAACACCCAGGCGACGATTGCGGAAAGCAACGCCCGTATCGCCGAACTCGGCGCGCAGTCGGCCCTCATGCGCGGCCAGAAACAAGCCAGCGGCTTGATGCTCAAGGCCGGCCAGTTGAAGAGTCGGCAACGGGCGAGCATGGCGGCAAATGGAATTGACCTCGGCGTCGGCAACGCGGCCGAACTGCAAGCCTCGACCGACATCATGGCCGAAATCGACAAGAACACCATCGAGGCAAACGCCGTCTATGAAGCCTTCGGCTACCGCTCCAACGCCGTGAATTACCAGAACGACGCCCTCATGCGCCGCGCCTCGGCCAGTGCCATCAGCCCGTTCGGGGCGGCGGCTGGCACGCTGCTGGGCAGCGCCGGCAGCGTGGCGAGCGCGTGGGGTAACTACGCCAAGCTCAAGGAGTAAGCCGTGCCGACCGTCCCGACCTATGACAGCTTTCAAGTAGCCCCCGGCGCACTGCCACAGACCCGCCTGTCCTCGCCTGAAATGCCCGACGTGGCCGGGCAGCAGGCGCAGCAAATGGGCCAAGCCATGCAGCGGGCTGGCGGCGAAATCGGCCGCATCGCCATGGAAGAGGCGCAGAAAGCCAATCAGGTGCGCATCGACGACGGCCTCACGCAATACGTGAAGGCCGCCACCGACCTGGAAGTCGAGGCCCTGCAACTGCAAGGCCGCAATGCCTTGGAGCGCCCGGACGGCAAAGCCCTGCCGGATGAGTACGGCGAGAAGGCCAAGAAGGCGGCCGACGCCATCGAGGCCAGTCTCGGCAACCAGATGCAGCGCGAAGCATTCCGCCAGCGCGTCGCGCAGTTACAGGGCCAGTTCCACAAGAAGCTGACCCTGCACATGGTGGCGGCGCAAAAGGACTATGCGCGCGAACAGCGGCAGGCCACGCTCGACACCGCCATCTATCGCGGGGGTGTGCTGTGGGGGGATGCCGACGCCGTGCAGCAGTCCGCCGACACCATCCGCCTGACCGTCGAACAGCAGTTGAAGGATGACGGCCTCCATGGTGACGAGAAAATCCGCGAATCCCGAATGATTGCCGCCCTCACGCCGCTACACGCGGCGGTGATCAACGGCATGGTCGACAACAACCGGGTCGATCTGGCGCGCGATTACTACAAGAACAACAGCGCGACCATGAGCCTACAGGCGCGCGACAACGCCATGAAGGTTATCGAGGCTGGCGACTTCGAGGCCCGCACACAAGACCAGGCCGACAGCCTCTTTGCCCGGCACAAGGGCAACATTTCCGCAGCACTGGCCGAGGCCCGCGCCAACTTGTCGGGCAAGGAAGAGGACGCCGTAGTCGGGCGCCTGAAAACCTACGACGCCGAGCGCGTGGCCCTGCGCGAGCGCGGGCAGAGGGATGCAGCCGACCAGGCGTGGCAACTGGTTTCCCAAGGCAAGCGCGTGCCGCCGTCCTTGCTCGCATCCATGGACGGCCGCGACGCCATCGCCGTGCGCAAGGTGATGACCGAAGGGACGCCGGTAAAAACGGACGTGGGCAAGTGGCTGGAATTCACCAACCTGCCGCCGGCCACGCTGGCGACCCTTACCCCGCAGCAACTGATGCGCGACTACCGGCCGTATTTCTCCGACGCCGACCTGCGCAACGCCGACCAGATGATCCAGGCGGCCAAGGGCCTGCGCGGCGGCAAGCCGAACCAGGACGGCCTGCAATTGATGACCACGGCCGACTTGCTCAAGCGCACGGCCACCGAGTTGAAGATTTTGCCGGCGTCCGGCAAGCCTGACGAAAACGAACAAACCCGCTACCTAGCCTTCACCGACCGCATGCAGATCAGGGTCAACCAGTGGGAGGCCGCTAACGGCAAGAAGGCGTCGCCGGAAATCCTGCGCACCCTGCTGGATGAAGAGAAGTTGAACACGGTGCGCTATGACGAGTGGGGCACCGATAAAGACCGCCCCTACGTTTCATTGACGCCCGAGCAGCAAGCCAAAGCCTACGTCACGGTGGGCGACGAGGAAATCAAATTGTCCGCCGTCCCGATGCGTCGCCGTGCGCAGATCGTCGAAGCCCTACAAGCCAAGGGGCAACCCGTTACCGAGGCCGAAATCGCCCGCTTGTGGGTCAAAGCCGGAAAGCCGAAATGAGCAACGACAACCCGTTTTTCTCCCTTGTTCCCGATGCGCCGACCGGTGCAAACACGCCGGATAGCGACGGCAACCCGTTCCTGCCGCTGGTTGATGCCGAGGTCAAGCAGCGCCGCGAGAAGGCGAACACTGTTCTCGAACTGGTGCTGCCCCGCAATCCCGACAAGGAAGCCGAGGCCAAGCGCCTGGGGGCAACCTTCGGCCTCGACGCCGATACCGTCAGCCGCAACCACGACGAACTGGCGCGCATCGCCCGCGTCCGCGACATCCAGCGCATGACCGCAGCTTCGCCGGTACTGGCGCGGCAACTGGCAAACCCCGACTTTGCCGCGCTTGCCCACGACAACGTGGAGAACATGGTGGCGGTGGAGCGCACCTTCCTGGGCACATTGGGCGACGTGGGCGTCACGGCGGTAAAAGGCGCTATCGGCCTGCCGCAAGCCTTCGTCGGCCTGGCCGATATTCCGACCTTCGGCTACGTCGGCAAGGGGCTGGATGCTATCGGCGTCCGGTTCAACGATGCCCAGGCGATTGCCTCCGGCTGGTATTCCCCCGCGCAGCAGCGCGCCAACCGTGAGGTCCATGCGGCGGACGGCTTTGTCGATACCCTCGGCGCGGCCTTGAGCAACCCGAGCACCATTGCAACCACGGTGGGCGAGTCGCTGCCGCAAATGCTGGGTGGCGCGGGTATTGCGCGCGGCTTGATGAAGTTCTTGCCGAAAGTCTCGCCTCTGCTGGCAGGCGCGGCCGGCGCGGGCATCATCGGCGCGGGCAGCGCGGCCGAGAGCATCCGCGCGCAAACGCCGGACGAACTGCTGGACTTGAAGCAATCCGTGTCGGCTTTGGGTTCCGGGGCCATGACCGCCGTGTTCGGCCTCATGGGCGGCAAGCTGGCCCAGCGGCTTGGAATCGACGACATCGACACCGCGCTTGCGCGCGGCAACCTCGACAAGGGTGCAGCCGAGACGGCAAAGCGCGGCTTTGTGGCCCGCCTTGCCGGGGGCGGTATCAGCGAGGGGCTGTTCGAGGAACTGCCGCAATCCGCACAAGAGCAAATGTGGCAAAACTTCGCCACCGGGCGCCCCATTGGCGAAGGCGTCGAAAACGCCATGGCAATAGGCCTGCTGGCCGGCACCACGATGGGCGGCGGCTTCCAGGCCGTGCGCTACCTCGCCGACCGGCAAAGCGCCCAGCGGGCAGAGCAAGGCGCGGAATTCCTCGCCAACCTCAACAAGCTGGCCGCTGCCGACAAGGTATTGGCGCGCGACCCGGAAACCTTCCAGCAATGGGTGGCCGAGGTTGCCGAGGGTAGCCCGGTGCAACAGGTATTCATCGACGCCAAGGCGTTGATGCAGTCCGGCCTGGGCGGGGAACTCGCCAAGGTTTCGCCGGCCGTCGCCTCGCAAATCGACGCGGCTATTGCCACGGGCGGGCAGATCGCCATTCCGGTGGAAGAGTACGCCGCCCGGATTGCGCCGACCGAATACGCCCAAAGCCTGCTCGATCACCTCAAGGTGGAGTCGGAAGGGTTCAGCCGGGCCGAAGCACAGGAATTCATGCAGAGCCACGCCGAAGCCCTACAGCAGGAAGTCGAGCGCACCCTAGCCGAGAAGCAGGTCGACGACACGTTCAAGGCGTCCGCCGAGGTGGTGAAGGCGCAGTTGCTCGCCGACCTCAACACCCTGGGCCGCTTCACGCCGGCCAAGAACGAGGCCGATGCTACGCTGTTCGCCAGCTACTACGCGGTGCGCGCGGCGCAGATGGGCACCACGCCCGAGGAACTGTTCGCCAAGCGTCCGGTGCGCTTCAACGCCGAAAAAGTCGGCGCTGGCGAGACGGCGGTATTCGCGCAGGCGCTGGCCTCGCAACCCCCGAAAGGCTGGAAGCATTCGGTCGACGGCGCGGATGCGGCAACCTTGTGGGAAGGGCAGGACGGCACCGAGGCGGTTTTCTGGACAGACTTGAAGGGCAAGCTGGAACAGGACGCGCCGGCCGTCGCGGGCTACTCGCATTCGGTCAATCGTTCCGCCGTCACGCATATCCGCAAGCAACACGGCGACGCGGCAACGGAAGCCGAGCGCGGGCAGTTGCCGGTCACGGCGGGCGACCTCGGCCGCATCCCGGAAATCGTCACGGGCTACGATGCCATCCGCACCGACCTGCAAGGCGACGGCGGCGCGCCCGAAGTGGCATTCTCCAAGCGTGTCAGCGACGGCGTGCTGGTCTATCTTGCGCGGGTATCAAACAAGCGCAGCAACTTGTCCGCCGTGTCGATGTGGAAGTTCCCGCTGGAAACGGACGCGGCTACGGTGCTCGACCACGCCGTCAAAGAAAAAGCCCCGCGAGACGCGGGGCCGGGTGACGCGCTCCGCCCGCTTTCAGATTATGAGTCCGACGCGCAAGCTCCGTCACTTGACGACAGTATAGACGGCGGCGGGCAGGAGTTCAACCAGGGCGACCAGGCGCGCGGCAGCTTCAACCCGGAAACCTTCACCGTTACCCTGCTCAAGGGTGCCGACCTTTCCACCGCCCTGCACGAGGGCGCACACTTCTTCTTCGAGAACGACCTCGCCCTGGCCGCCGAACTGGCCCAGGAAGCGCGCGTGTTCGGCCTCGACGCCCTCAAGCCGGGAGAGAGGCAGATCCTTGCCGACGTGTCGGCACTGCTCAACTGGCACGGTATTCAGGGCGACATCGACGCCCAGCTTGCGCAGTGGTACGGCCTCGACTTCGAGGAAAAGCGCGCCTACCACGAGCGCACCGCCGAATCCTTCGAGGCGTATCTGTTCGAGGGCAAGGCCCCCAGCCTGGAACTGCAACCCTATTTCCAGAAATTCCGCGCCTGGATGCTCAACGTCTACCGCTCGCTCAAGGACTTCGTCGCCCGCAACCCCGAGGCCGGCAAGCTGAACGACGAGGTGCGGGGCGTGTTCGACCGCATGCTTGCCACCAACGAGCAGATCACCCTGGCCGAACAGGGGCGCAGCATGATGCCGCTGTTCACCTCGCCGGAACAGGCCGGCATGACGCCTGAGGAATTCGCCGCCTACCAGGCGCTCGGCGTGGATGCCACCGCCCAGGCCATCGAGGATTTGCAGGCGCGCGGCCTGCGCGACATGCGCTGGCTGCACAATGCGCGCGGGCGCATCATCAAGCAGCTACAGAAGGACGCCGAGGCGCAACGCGCCCAGGTGCGCATGGACGTGCGCCGCGAGGTCATGAGCCAGCCGATTTATCGCGCCTGGCAATTCCTCACCGGCAAGCTGACCGCCGACATGGAAACGCGGGCCGGCGACCAGGTGGTCAATCCGCAAGCCCTCGGCGCCGGCCGCTTCGACATGGGCGAACTGCGCGCGATGGGCTTGCCGACCGAGGTTATCAACGCGGTGCAGGCGCGCCGGATGACGGCAGGCAACGGGCTGCACCCTGACATCGTGGCCGAAATGTTCGGCTTCACGTCGGGCGACGAACTGGTGCGCAAGCTGGCCCAGGTTGAAACCCCGAGCGCGGAAATCGAAGCCCTCACCGACGTGCGCATGCTGGAACAGTTCGGCGACCTGGCGAGCCCCGAGGCCATCGAGAAGGCCGCCGACAAGGCCATCCACAACGATGCCCGCGCCCGCTTTGTGGCGACCGAGGCCAACGCCTTGGCGAAGGCAACCGGCCAGCGCAAGGTGCTGGCGAGCGCGGCCCGTGAATTCGCGCGGGCGATGATTGCCCGCCTCAAGGTGCGCGACATCAAGCCGGGCCAGTATGCCAACGCGGAAGTGCGCGCGGCCAAGGCCGCCGAGAAGGCCAGCAAGTCGGGCGACCTCGCCACGGCAGCGGCCGAGAAGCGCAACCAGTTGATCCAGAACTATGCGACGCGCGCGGCCTACGATGCCCAGGAAAACGTCGACCGGGGCCTGCGCTACCTCAAGAAGTTCGAGGGCGACATCAAGGGCCTGGACGCCGACTATGCCGACCAAATCGGCAACCTGCTGGAACGGTTCGACCTGCGCAAGGGGCAAAGCAACAAGGCGGTGGACAAGCGCACCGCGCTGGCCGAGTGGATCAAGGCCCAGCGCGAAGCCGGCCTAGAGCCCGACATCCCGCCCGAACTGGAAAACGAGGCGTTCCGCACGTCTTACAAGAACCTGACGGTCGAGGAATTCCAGGGCCTCGTCGATACCGTGCGGCAAATCGAGCACCTGGGCCGCTTGAAGCACAAGCTGCTGACGGCCGCCGACCAGCGCGCCTATGAGGCCGTGCGCGATGAAATCGCCGGCAGCGTGCGAGCGCACGGCGGCAAGCCTAAGCCCGTCAGCATTGAAGAACCGGGACGGGCGCGAAAAATCTACGACGGCTTCATGGCGAGCAACCGCAAGCTGTCGAGCCTGGCGCGTCAGATGGACGGCGGTGTGGAGGATGGCCCGCTGTACCGCTACCTTATCGCGCCGATGAACGAGCGCGGAACCTGGGAGGCGGCAAGGCTTGAGCAGGCCACCGAGGCACTGGGCAAGCTCTACGCGCCGATTCTTGCCATGCCCGGCGGGACAACCGGCGCCAAGCAGCAGATACCGGGCACCAACCAGTCGATTACACGCGGCGGCCGCCTGGCCCTTGCGTTGAACTGGGGCAACCAGCAAAACCGCGACCGCATCCTAATGAGTAATTGGGGCGCGGGTACGCTCACCGAGCAACAAGTCACGGCAGTTATATCGAGCCTGACCCGCGAGGAACTGGCTTTCGTCAACGGCGTGCATGCTTTCATTGACGCATACTGGCCTGAGATTGAAGCCAAAGAACGGCGCATCTTTGGCAAAGCCCCCGAGAAAGTCGAATCCCTGCCCTATCGCATCGCCCTGGCGAACGGTGAAACAGTGGATATGCGCGGCGGCTACTACCCCATCAAGTACGACACAACCAAGGATGACAAGGCGGCGGCCTATGACACCGCCGAAGCTGCGAAAGACGTGATGCGCGGCGCGTTCACAGCATCTTCCACAAGGCGCGGACACACCAAGGCCCGCGTTGAGGAAGTCAAACGCCCGGTACGGCTGTCGCTGGATGTCATTACCGAGCACACCAGTCAGGTTATTCACGACCTCGCCTGGCACGAATGGTTGATTGACGCCAACCGGCTGCTACGCAGCAAGACTATTGGCGGGGCTATTCGGGATCATTACGGCGACGCTGTGCTCAAGACCATGCGCGATGCGTTGCCCGGTATCGCCGGCACTGAACTGGCCGCCCAAGATGCGACCGACCACATACTGCGCCACTTGCGCGCTAATGTATCGGCCGCGACGATGGGGTGGTCGATGACTACGGCCATGCTGCAACCGTTCGGCATCCTGCAATCTGTTCATCGAATCGGCGCCAAGTATGTCCTGCGCGGCATGGCGCGATGGGTGGGGGATGCTGCCCGCTTCGAAAACACGGTCGCCTGGATCAGTGAAAAGTCCGATTTCATGCGCCTGCGCAGCAAGACATTCAATCGGGAACTGTTCGAGATTCAGGGGCGCGTATCGCACGGCAAGGGCAAAGGGCGGCAGGTGTACGAAGCCAGTCTGTTCATGCTGATGCAGAAAATGCAGATGATTGCCGACGTGCCGACCTGGGTCGGCGCCTACGAAAAAGGAATCGACCAAGGTTTGGAGGAATCCGGCGCTGTAGCCTTGGCAGACCGCGCTGTAATCGAATCGCAGGGTGGCGGGCAAACCAAAGACCTGACCGAGTTTCAGCGAAAACACCCGATGTGGACCATGTTCTACTCGTACTTCTCCGTCACTTACAACCTGGCGGCGGAATCTACAGCGCGCACCGATTGGAGGAAGCCGCTATCAGTCGGTGCGTGGATGGGGGACATGGCGCTGCTGGCTGTTATTCCGGCGCTTGGGCCTGCTCTTATCATGAGTCTGCTGCGAGGCGATGACGAGGACGACCCGGAAGAATGGGCAAAACGCCTCGCAAAATGGCAAGCCGCTTACCTGTTAGGGTTGCTGCCAGGGTTGCGCGAGCTGTCGGGAGCGGTTGAAGGCTATGACTACGCCGGCCCCCCTGTCGGTCGGCTTGCCGGCGACATCGGCAACCTCATGGTGCAACTCACCCAGGGCGAAGTAGATGAAGGGTTGGCACTCGCTTCCACGCGGTTGAGCGGATCGCTGCTCGGCGTCCCTGTTACGCAGCTTATTCGCTCCTATCGCGGATGGGAGGCGTGGGCTGACGGTGACGCCCCTGCTACGGGGTTGTTGCTCGGGCCGCCACCTAAAAATTAACGGTGCCCGTGCCAAGGCCCCCGGCAGATAGCCTTCCCTCATTGCCGGGGTGCGCGTATCGGAAACCCCGGCGGATAGCCTTGCTGCAATCTGTTGAGGGTTTTACGTATGTCCGCCGTCTTGTCTCGATTCCAGAAGTTCGTCGCGCCGCAACCGAGCGGCTGCTGGCACTGGACGGGCGCGAAGAACGCCAAGGGGTACGGCCGCTTCTACCTGGATGGCAACAAGCACGCGCACCGCGTCGCCTACGAACTGCACAAGGGGCCGATTACCCCCGGCCTGGTGCTCGACCATTTGTGCCGCAATCCGGCCTGCGTCAATCCTGACCATCTTGAACCCGTGACCCTGGCCGAGAACGTGAAGCGCGGCGACCACGTGGGCAAGGGCTGGAAGCGCCATATCACCCATTGCCCGCAGGGCCACGAATACACGCCGGAGAACACCTATCTGGAACACAAAGCCGATGGCAAGACCAAGCGGCACTGCAAGGCGTGCCAGTCGCATCGTAAAGGAGAGCAATCTTGACTATTTCCAGCGAGGTACGCAAAGCCGGGCCTTATAACGGAAACGACGTTACTACCTCGTTTCCGTTCTCCTTCAAGGTTTTCGCAGCCAGCGATATGGTGGTTGTGCGCACTGATGCAATCGGTGCAGAAACAACCCTAACCGCTGGGGCTGACTACAGCGTCACCCTCAACGCCGACCAGGACACAGCGCCGGGCGGTTCCATCGTTTTGCCTGCGCCGTTGGCTTCCACCAACCTGCTGACGATCACCAGCAGCGTGCCAAATTTGCAAGCGCTCGACCTTACCAACCAAGGCGGGTTTTATCCGCGCGTGATTAACGCCGCGCTAGACCGCCTCACTATCCTGGTGCAACAGGTTGCCGAAGCCGTAAGTCGTAGCCTTAAAACTGCAATTTCCACGCCGTCAGGTGTAAACGCAACACTCCCAGCCCCTGTTCCCTATCAACTCATTGGATGGAACGGTAGCGGAACCGGCTTCCAGAATACCGACCCCACTTATTCAACTGCACTCGCCACCGACTTGGCGAGTACATCCAGCGGGAAGGGCGGTTGGCTGATCGGATTCAAGCAAGCGTTAAACGGGGCTGTCGGCCGCACAATCTTTGACAAGGTATCAGAAACAGTCAGCGTAAAGGACTTCGGCGCTGTCGGGGATGGTGTGGTCGATGATACAGCGGCTATTCAATCAGCCATCACCGCGACGCAGGGTTTCGGCGGGCGTTTGTTCTTTCCACCTGGTACTTACATGGTGTCGTCGCTAAGCATTAGCCGGTCTTTGCAAGTGAATGGCTGCGGCCCATTGGCTGTCGTTAAGCAAAAGCCTGGGGTATCTGGAAACATATTCAGCATCACCGGCACGGGGATCAACGTCATGTTCAACGGCATGACTTTTGACGGGAATTCATCAGGACAGTTAGCACAAAGCACAAACTCAACGATTCACAGCACTGCTATTGGCGGCACCTTGGCAGATATATTTTCGCTTGTTGTCCAAGACTGTGAATTCCGGGATTCGACATACGCGGCAGTTCGAGTTCAAGGGGACAATAACCCAGCCACGCGTGAAGTCGCTTGGATAGCGGGCAACAGGTTCATCAACGGCGCCGCTGGCGTTGACAATCCAGGTGCGACGCCGGACTACATTCCGCGTGATATTGCGCTTGACGATGCGGTAGAGGCATGGGTTGAGAACAACGTGTTCGAAAGCGACACCGCCCCTGCTACGTTTGGGCGCTCTGCCATCGTGGTCGCGCAGACTCAGACTGCGACAGAGCGGCTGACTGAGTTGGTTATCGTAGGTAATAGGATCAATCGGCGAGGTTGTAACGTCAGTCAAAACTTAGGGGCTATTGACTTATATATCTGGGCTGCAAATTGCTCGATACGCGACAACATCATCAAGAACTCATCTGCATCCGCCATCAAGTGGAAGCAGAACTCCGCTCGCTTGAGCATCACGAATAACAAGATTGATTCTCAACTTGTTGCCGGAGCGGCACTCAACGGGAACGACCCTACCTATGGATCGGCGAATGATCTGTGCGTTGTTGAAGGCAATCAGATTGCTAATTGGGATGGCGCGACTACCGGGGTCATAACCCTGGCAGGATATTGGTCTGCAACGACCGACTACTCGCTGGGTATCGTTTGCCGGAATAACCAGCTTGTTTCCTGTTCGGGCTATCAAATTCAGATTGTCGATACGAAAGCAGCAACCGTTGAGGGTAATCAAATTTATCCGGCATCAGCAACCATTGGCATCAACGCAAGTGTCGGCAACGATGGCGAGATGCGCATTCGAAACAACTACATCGGGGCGTGCTCTAACTACGCAATCTACACGGCAAACAGCAACGCCGCGACATTTGATGCGCTGGTTGATGGAAACGTAATCGTCAACAACGCGAACACCTACGCGGCATACATTAAAGCGCGTCGGGTGTCGTTCAACGGCAATCACTTGGCCGGATGTGTCAACGGCGTCACATTCAACACTGTCACTGACCTCGAAGCCACGGGCAACATGCTTCGGAATTTCTCCGGAACCGTTGGTCTGTTGATTGATGGCGTCACAAATGCTGCGCTATTCGGAAATTCTACGACTGGCATCACGAATGGTGTTTTCTATAACGCGGCTGTTACGTTAAAGCGTGACTCAGGCAATACGTGGAATTGGGCAGCGGCGACACCTGCCGGGGGCTACTACAACCAGGGAGATGTGGTCTACAACTCCGCACCTGTAGCAGCCGGAACTATAGGGTGGGTTTGTACTATAGCAGGGACTCCAGGAACTTGGAAAACATTTGGCAGCATCGCGGCCTGATCGCAGAAATCAACACATAGCGGATTGAACAGATATGCCTGACAAACACGAACCCTGCGACAACCCGACATGCCAGGAGGCCGCCGACCGGGCGGTGAAAAAAGTATTTGCCATCCTCGGCGTCGATGTGGACAAGCCCGAATCGGTCGAGGAATTCCGCGAGGACTTGCGCTTCGGCAAGCGAATGCGCAAGGCCGCCGACCACGGCTTCCTTGCCCTGGTCGGCTTGATTTGCGTCGGCCTCGGGGCCGCCGTGTGGGCCGGTATCGTTTCCAAAGTGGGAGGCCATTAACATGATTGAAACTCTGCTCGGTACTCTGTTCGGTGGCCTATTCCGCATGGCCCCCGAAGTCCTCAAGTGGATGGATCGCAAGGACGAGCGCGCGCATGAACTCGCCATGTTCGACAAGCAACTGGAAGCCGACAAGCTGAAAGGCGACCAGCAGCTTGCGCAGATCAACGCCCAGGCCGACGCCAGCATCGGCGCCGCCGAGGTGCAGGCCATCATCGAGGCGACCAAGGCCCAGGCGATGCAAACCGGCATCAAGTGGGTGGATGCGCTCAACGCGCTGGTGCGGCCGCTGCTGGCTATGCAATGGCTCATCCTGCTGTGGCCGGCCGTCATTGTCGCCGGCTTCGCCCTGGCAATCCAGCACGGCACCGACCCGCTGGTCGCGCTGCGCGCAGCCTTCGGCGTCGATGAAAAGGCCATGGCCGCCAGCGTGGCGAGCTTCTGGCTGGTCGACCGTAGCCTGCGCAAGATGTTCGGGCGATGAAAGACCCGAACTACGCCCCGGTCTATTGCGCGCTCTACCCCCAACTGGCAGAAGTGACGCGGGCGCACGGGTATGCGCTCGCCATCCACGGATCGCTGGGGCGCGACATGGACTTGGTTTGCATTCCCTGGGTTGATTCACCCAGCGAGCCCGAGCAGGTCATCGAGGCCATAACGTCGAAATTCCATCTTCGGGCAGTCGGTGGCCCACCGACCAAGAAGCCGCACGGGCGCGAGGCTTGGACTATCAGCGTCGGGTTCGGTGAATGTTTCCTCGACCTGTCATTTATGCCGAGGGTAGCGCCTTGATCCCCAACGCCCTGCTGGCCCTCATTCGCAAGTTTGAGGGCCTTCGCCTCAAGCCATACCGCTGCCCGGCTGGTGTGCCGACCATCGGCTACGGCCATACCGGGCCTGACGTGCGCATGGATATGCCGCCCATCAGCGAGCCCGTGGCCGAGGCGATGATGCAGCAGGACGCCGAGGTGTTCCACCGCGCGGCCGGCAAGTTGTCGCCCGTGCTGTGGCTGGAAGGCGACGCCAAGCACTCGGCCATTGCCGACTTCTGCTTCAACCTGGGGACGACCCGCTACAAGGCGAGCACGCTCAAGCGGCGCGTCGATGCCGGCGACTGGCAGGGGGCCGCCGAGGAATTGCAGAAGTGGGTGTGGGGTGGTGGCAAGAAACTGCCCGGCTTGGTGGCCCGGCGCACGGCCGAGGGGGCGTTGCTGAAATGAGGTCGGGGATTCTTCGCACTTACGTGAATACACTGCGCCTTCGCAGGGACGCCCCGTTTCCCAGCCAGCTACGAGGACGCGCTCGACGCTTCCTTCGGTTCCGCGTTCTAGTCGGGTGACTTGAACACGTCGCGGCAGGCGTAGGCGGTCATGCCTGCGCCGACCAGGTAGGCCAGTGCGTTGAGATTGAACCAGAAGAACACCCCGGCGACCAGGGCCAAGCCGCCCAGGATCTTGTGCTCCTTTGTCACGCCGCACCCCCTAAAAATCGTTTCCGCATGTACCCTGTAGCCTATCGCAGAATCAACGGGTTAGAATAGCGAAAATGGCGGCAGTTGCGGAAACGAATAACGCGCAAGGTGTTGATTTTCCTCATTTTCTCCGAGGACTTGAAAACCAGCGAAGGGGCAACCCTTCCGTGAGTTCGAATCTCACCGCCTCCGCCAGACAATTTTTTTTCCCCCTGCCGATGTTCATCGGCTTTCGC